TGGGAAGTCGAAACCGCGTGAAATTCTTTGACCGCCTGTTCGGACGAAAAGCCGCACAGCTCACATACGACCAAGTGGCGAGCCTCATAGACGGCGTCGGCGGTGGCCAAGTTGCCGGCGTCACAGTTACCGAGAAAACCGCGCTGCAAGTCGCCACCGTGCTCGCGTGCGTCAAGGTGATTGCCGACGGGTGCGCCACCCCGAGCCTCGGCGTTTTCCGCAAAGCGAAAGACGGCAGCCGGCAGCGCGCCGACAATATTCCGGAGTATCGCCTGCTTTCTCGCCGGCCTAATGAATGGCAGACATCGTTCGAGTGGCGCCGGCAGATGACGCTGCACGCCGCACTGACCGGCGCCGGGCTGTCCATCAAGGTCCGCGGCGACAATCGCCGGGTCCGCGAGCTTATCCCGGTGCAGCCCGGGCGGTGGGATGTCCGCAAGATTTCGCGCTACGAGGTCCGATATCGCTGTTGGGATGATTTCGGCTTGGTCGGCGAGTTCGTTCCTGATGACGTTTTCGTTCTGAATGGCGTCCAGTGGGATTGGGTTTGCTCCATGAATGCCGTATCGCTTGCCCGCTCAGCCGTTGGCCTCGCCATCGCCACCGAGCGCAGCCAGTCCGCCATGCACGCCAACGGGCTGAGGCCGGGCGGCACGTACTCGGTTGAAGGCACGCTAAACGCTGACCAGTACGCCGCGTTGACAGCGCACCTGAAGAACAAGTCGGGGCCCGACAATGCCGGCGCGCCGCTCGTTCTCGACCGCAATGCCAAGTGGTTCAATACGGCCATGACAGGCGTCGACGCTCAGCATGTCGAGACTCGACGGCTGCAGATTGAAGAGATGTGCCGAGCCTACGGAGTCTTCCCGATCCTCGTTGGGCACTCCGACAAGAGCGCGACGTTTGCCAGCTCAGAAGCATTTTTCGCCGCCCACCTGAAGCACACCCTGGCGCCATGGCATGAGGCCTGGAAGCAGCGCATCGACGAAATGCTGCTGGATGGCTCAGGCCCGCTCTATGCCGAGTTCGACACTCGTTACCTGACGGCCGGCGCAATGAAGGATCGGGCGCAGTGGGCGCGCACGATGGCCGAGATGGGCATCTATACCCGCAACGAAATCCGCGACGAGGAAGGCAAAGACCCATTGCCAGGCCTGGACGATCCGCTGACCCCGCTGAACATGGCGCAAGGCGACCAGTCTGCTGAGGAAATAGACGCAGAAGAGGCGCAGAAGGCCCGTCTTGAGGCGATCGAAAGCAAGCTGATTGCTCTTGAAAGCCGGCCGCAACACATGCCGCCGCCTGCAGATGAGGCTCACAAGGCCAGTTTGGTCACCTTCGACGGCAACTTTGAATGAGCCTGCTGCTGCGAGTCTTGGCGGCTCCTTCGCCGCCAGGCAACGGCCCGTCAGGCGGCGCCAACTGGCTGAGCGGCTACTTCCCGCGCGTCGGCTATCGGCCATCAGCGGCCAGACGCAAAGCACGCAGGAACGAATTTTTCGCCATCTTTTGAGCACATGAAAATGAACATTGAACAGCGATCTGCGATCACCAATCGCGAGACCCGCTCTTGCTCGATGCAAGTCAAGGCGGTCGGCTCGAATGGTGAAGTTGAGGGTTACGCCTCTGTCTTCGGAGTGCTCGACAACTACGACGACATCATCGTGCCTGGCGCATTTGCCGAGAGCATGGCCGCGCACAAGTCAGCCGGGACCATGCCCGCCATGCTGCGCGAGCACGCGAGCCGCGAAGCCATCGGCGTATGGACTGACATGGTTGAAGACGCCACCGGCCTTTTCGTCCGCGGCCAGCTGGCCATGAATACGCAGGGCGGCAAGGAAGCCTATGAGCTGATGAAGATGAAGGCCGTCAGCGGACTGTCCATCGGGTTCATGCCGGTTCAGTGGACCTACAACACTGCCACCGACGTTCGCACGCTGACCGGAATTGATCTGTGGGAAGTCTCGCTCGTGACCTTCCCGGCGAACCCACAGGCGCGCGTGACCAACGTCAAATCGACGCTCGAAACAATTTCAGCACCAAAAGACGCTGAGCGAGTCCTGCGAGAGGCAGGATTCAGCAAAGCAGACTCCACCGCCATTGTGGCGCGAGTCATGCGGATGGGCGAGGCGCGGAGAGAGTCCGCAGAATCGACCGCCGAAGCCTTCAAGGCAGCCACGCGGCTGCTTCAGTCCATCACTTCCAGATAAGGAATTCACCATGAACGAAGACCCGAGCATCACCTCAATTGCCAAGGCCATCGACCAGATCGGCCATGCATTCGAGGAGTACAAGCACACCAACGACGCGCGCCTTGAGGCCGTGAAGAAGGGCGCATCGACCGAGCACCTCGACGCCAAGCTGGCCGCGATGGACAGCCATATCGACGCGATCACAGAAGCCAAGAGCCGCCTTGAAAAGCTCGAGACCCGCATGGCTCGCCCCGGCGCATTCGGCGGCGATCAGAAGGCCGGAGACTCTGCCGAGTCCGTCGAATACAAGGAAGCGTTTATCGATTGGGTGCGCAGCCCGACCGACCCAGAGCGCAAAGCCGCCGTGCATGATGCTGGCAAGAAGCTGGAAACCAGGCGCCGTGCCGATGGCCGCGAGACTCGCGCCGCGCAGGTTGTCACCAGCACCGGCGCGTCGGGCGGCTTCGCGCTGCCAGAGCAGATTGAAAGCGCCATTGCCCGCCTTTCCGTCGACATCTCGCCGATCCGCCAGATTTCGACTGTTCGCATGGTCGGCACCAGCGACTATAAGGAACTGTACGACATCAACGGCGCCGGTTTCGAGTGGCTCGGCGAAGCGGATGCACGCAACCAGACCAACACCCCGGACCTGGCAGAAGTCGCGCCGACCTTCGGCATGGCCAGTGCCAAGCCGCAGGCATCGGAAGAGTCGCTTGACGACCTGTTCTTCAATGTCGAAGACTGGCTCATCACGTCTGCTGCCGAGACCATCGCAGCCGGCGAGGGCGCCGCGTTTGTCAGCGGCAACGGCACCAAGAAGCCAACCGGATTCCTGGGTGGCCCGGCCCCGCTGACCACGACGGACGCCTCGCGCGCATTCGGTACGCTGCAATACATCGCCAGCGGACAGGCTGCCGCGCTGCCGACGACGCCGGACACGTTCTATGACATCGTCTATGCGCTGCGTGCCCGCTACCGTGCAAATGCCGTTTGGGTGACTTCTAAGCTCGTGCTGGCCGCTCTGCGCAAGTACAAGGAAGCAACGACCAACGCCTACATGTGGCAGCCTGGCCTCGCCGCCAAGCAGCCTGATACCTTCATTGGCTTCCCTGTGGTTGAAGCTGAGGACATGCCGGCAGTCGGTGCGGGCAACTTCTCGCTGGCTTTCGGCGACTTCAAGGAAGGCTATTTGATCGCCGATCGCGTCGGGATGCGCATCACGCGTGACGAGATCACCTCGCCGGGATTCGTGAAGTTCTACGTTCGCAAGCGCGTCGGCGGCAAGCTGCGCAACACGCAGGCAATCAAGCTCCTGAAGATCGCAGCCGCCTAACCGGGCAACCAAGAAACCGCCGGCCCGCAAGGGTCGGCCTTTCAGACCTAATCCAGACATGCTCGAAACCCTCAAGCTCACCGTTCGCCGCGGCGCCAGCGAAGACATCCCGATCCGCGTGGAATCGGACGTCCTCGTCTACAAGCCGATCACCGGCATTGCCGCCAGCGCACCTATCAGCATCACCGCTGTTGCGCACGGCCTGAAAGACGGATGGCGAGCCGCCGTGATGAATTCCGGCGTTCCAGAAATCGACATCGCATGGGATGACCCGATTGATGATGAGCTCCGGCGTATCACCCTGATCGATGTCGACACCGTCGAATTCAACGACGTCAACGGCATCAGCTTTACCACATACGTATCTGGCGGGCAGCTTGTCTATCGCGAGCCGCTAGACCTCTCGCAGTTCGTTGATGCCCGCATGAACGTCAAGAGCAGCGTCAGCGGGCCTGTTCTCGCCACGTACAAGCACACCACTGGCGAGCTGCTGATTGACCTCGTCACAGGCTCGCTACGCCTGACGCTCGACACCACCGATACCTCTGCGCTTGCTGCAGGTAAACGCTTTTTCGACATTGAACTGGTCCGCCTTGACGGTTCAGTGCTTCCAGTTTGCTCTGCAAAGTCGGTCCTTACCGTACTTCCAGAAATCACCACATCCGCCTGATAGGGACGCTCAATGGCTGCCGTTTTTCCGACCTCGATTGCTGCGATTCAGCGCGTTCTGCCGGGCGATTTTATGGACGCTCCGGGCACAGAAATTGACCTGTTGCACAATCAGATATGTGACGAGCTAGAGGCATTACAGGCGAAGGTTGGGATTGACGGCAGTGCTGATGCCGCGTCATTGGACGCAAAAAACACAACTGCTCAAGCTGATATTACAAGTCAAGGGTATCAGCAAATCATACGCCAATCGGCAGATAGAGGGCGTCGCGGTATGCTCGGCGTAGGAAGCAAGGCGGTTATCGCTTTGCGTTTTGACGACTGGCAAGGCGCGTTCCTGAGCACCATTCAACCTCTGCTTCAAACTCGCGGATTACCGCATTCGATTGCCCTTGTCTCTGGATTCCCAACGGTGCAGCCTACCCACGTAGGGGCTGCTACGTGGGATAGCGTCCGAGCTTGGTCGCAGCGTGGTACAGAGGTGTGGAGCCACGGGTATGACCACAACGACTATCTTGGATATGCGGGCCTTTATGCCAATATTGTCACGTCAAAACAAACCATCGAAGCCACCTCCGCTTGCCGTGATGTTGGTAGCCT